GTGCCGGGTGTATTTTCAAAACCAGCAGCCTGTTTTAAATCTGGACTTGGATTTGAGTACTGTTCACTTGCTCTTTGGGTTTCGGTTTGTTGAATACCTTGAACAGAGTAAATATGTTTGCCATTTACCGCCTTACCATGTAAATTTCCTGTTATTGTTTTTTCTGTCATTGGACTAGGATAATCTTCACTATACATTGTTTCATTTGGAACATTAATATAAAACAACATATAATGTCCAAGATCTGTTCTAGTTTGAATGTCATAAGGATATTCAAGCGTAGAGTAAGACCACTTGTTATTGAAATTCATGTGACTGAGAGGACTATTATCTGATCTTCTCTCAGGTTTAGCAGGACTTATCTTAGATGGTCCCTGTTTACCTTTATCAATACCAGTGGCTTTTCGCAAGGATTGTGTTATAAAATTTTGCATAAGTATTCCTATAGTCTAGAAGTATTTATGTCATATAAGGGAAAGTATCATCCCACGAAACGTGAGAAATACAGGGGCGATGTTAATAATATAATCTATCGCTCACTCTGGGAAAGATCATTCATGAAATATTGTGATGACAACCCAGATGTTGTTGAGTGGGGCTCTGAAGAAATAGTCATACCTTACATCTCTCCAATCGATGGAAAGAGACATCGATACTTTCCAGATTTCTACGTCAAGACCTCCAAGGGTGATAAGTTTCTGGTTGAGATCAAACCAAAAAGACAAACTAAACCTCCCAAGATTCCCAAAAGAAAAACAAAGAGATTCATCTATGAAACTCATGAATGGGGAAGAAATCAAGCAAAATGGAAAGCCGCAAAACAGATGTGTGAAAGAAATGGATGGAAGTTTCTGATATTAACGGAAGATCACCTCAACCTACCTAAATATAAAAATAATAGGTAACTATGGCAGTAGGAGCAGTATTAAAAGCTGGTGCAAGAGGGGCAAAACTTGCACGTAAATTTGCAAGTCAAATTAAAGCAAGAGCAGGTAAGGCCAAACAATGGTTCAGAGACTCTGTTATGGCTGCACAAAAACTTGCAATGCCTGGTTCTTTTGGTAGAAAACAATATATGAGTCCTGACGGAAACATTGGAACTCCGTCTACTCCTGACATTGGTGGTTTTTACTTATACCAATATGATCCTAAGTGGAAAGATAAATTACCTTGGTATGATATCTATCCCTTGGTATTTCCTTTTGATTATGCAGCCGGGGGATTCTATGGAATCAATGTACATTATCTTCCACCAAATGCAAGAGCAGACTTAATGTTAAGATTACTTGAAGCTCATGCAGATGGAGCATTATCAAATCCTCGATTCAAGATGAAACTGAGTTATAACATTATAACCAAGTTTAAACCAGCAATACCCTGCATCAAAAGATATTTGTATGGACAGGTTAGAGGAAAGGGTTTCTATCAGATTCCAGCAGATGATTGGAGTTATGCAGCTTCGTTACCTATGCAAAAATTTGTAAAAGCATCCCAAAGTAAGGTTTGGAGATGGAGCGCTACACAATATTAAGGTAAATATGGCAGTATTCAGAGATGGAGTAAAAATAGGTAAGTTCGATGTAAGAACAGGTCTATCTAAAAAAAGAGTTCAAGACCTCGCAAAGAAAGTTGGGTTAATTGAAGGATATGATGATGCAGCTAAAATAGCACCTTATGGAGAACTTGATGCGATAAGGGCAGTAATTTCAAAGCAAGAAGGTTTCATGAGGCCTAATTCTTTTGCTATTGCTTTTAATCCCCCAAGAGGACTACGTGATGGATTTACAACGGATACTTTAGAAAAAGATATGGCCAAGAGAAATAGGTCACAAAATAAACAAATACAAGAAGGATTTAAGGCAGCAAATGCAGTTGCTGGTGGAAAGGGTGGACTTCAGGGACTAAGTGAAAGATATGATGGTATATCAAAATTAAACATCATGTGTAGTAAAGTGACTGTTCCTGAAAGAACATTTGATGTAGGACTTTACAGACATTACGGACCCGCTTTCGCATATCCAAAAGGAGTACAATACGGAACACTAACCACTACATTCTATGCTGATGGAGTTATGCAGATCAAAAAGTTTTTCGATCAATGGCAAAATCTTATCTATAATCCAATGTCTGGTAATTTCAATTACTATAATGAATATACATCTAGTTTCGATATATTCAATATAACAACTGTAGGTAACACTGTAGTAGCAGGAGCAAAAGGATCTGGTGGTGATAATTTAGCACAACAAATAAGTGGAGCTATAAAGAACTTCTCTAAATCTGTAGATGAGTTTTTCGGATCGAATGACGATAGAATACATGATAAAAAATTTAATTTCAAAAATAAAGTAGTTGACGCTTATGGATGTAGAATATTTGAATGTTGGCCATCAACTGTAGGTCAAATTGAATTTGATCATGGATCAACTGATGCGATTGGAACATTCGATGTAACATGGGCGTACAAAAAATGGGTTCCGTTTGGATTTAGTGGTATCAGTTCTAGATCCGAAGTAAATCTCTCTGTAGGAGAGTTCCGAATGGAAAAGAATGGAATTCCATTCTTGGAAGATCTACCACCAGAACTATCTGGTCCATTAGGTGGAGCAATAGACCAAGGAATATCAACTGCCCCAATTGGTGGCATAACCAAGGGGAAGATATTCTTTTAACATTATAACGTGAGAACATTATGAGTTTACCAAAGGTAAATGCACCTGAGTATACATTAGAATTACCCTCAACTGATGAGGAAATTTTATATAGACCATTTTTAGTAAAGGAAGAAAAACTTTTACTCATAGCACAAGAAACAGGAGATGAAGCTTCTGTTATCAATGCTGTAAAAAATATTGTACAGGCCTGTATTCTCAATGAGACTATAGACGTAAGTACAATGGCTCTGTTCGATCTAGAATATATCTTTCTAAATCTTAGAGCAAAATCAATTGGCGAAACCGCACAATTGAAAGTTAAGTGTCCAGATGATGAAAAGACAATGGTGGATATAGAAGTATTTCTACCAGATGTTAAAGTGGTTGTTGGTGAAGGACATACCAACAAAATCGAATTGACAAAAGATATGTTACTAGAAATGACTTATCCTAGATTTGATTCTGTAGTGACTATGAAAAAAAGATTTGGTGATCTGACAGATATCGAAATGTCTTTTCACATGATGGCTGACTGCATGGCGGTTCTTTATCATGGTGACGAAGAGTACGATATGGTAGATCATAGTCATCAAGAAAAACTAGATTTCTTGGATGGATTAACCCAAGATCAGTTTATGAAGATGCAACAATTTTTTGATACATCTCCAAAGTTGTCTCATGAAATTGAAATACAAAACCCTAAAACCAAAAAGAAAAGCAAACTCAAATTAGAGGGAATGCAAGCTTTTTTCTAGTAGCCCTTTCTCACATAAACTTGGAGTCGATGTTCAAGTATAACTTTGCACTTATACAACATCATAAGTGGAGTTACCATGATCTAGAACACATGATTCCGTGGGAGAGGGATATCTACCTTGAATTACTCCACCAGTGGATAAAAGAGGAAGAAGAAAGACAGAGAGAACAACAAAGGAAACAAAGAGGATAAATGGCCGAAGAAGTAATACCACTTCCTGCATCTGAACACGCCGGATTACTCCAACAACTCAGAGACTCTTTTAATGCTGGTCATGATCTCCAGAAGCAGGAGAAAAAAGAGAAAAAACTTAGAGATAAAGAAATATCAGACACCTCTAAAAGAGCTGCCATGATAGCAGGTAGAGCATACGAAACTACCAAAGGTTTACTCAAAGGAATTGATAATATTGCGAACTATACTGTACTAGGATATTCTCTTGCAAAGAAAAGTTTCACACTAGCTCAAAGAAGTGCAAAGGCAGCACTTAGGGGTGCAGGAAAACTTGCAGGAGATGGACTAGCAGCTGGTGGTAAAAAAATAGCAGGAGTTGCAAAGTCTATAATGGATCTCCTTCTTGATGGTGCAATCATGGTTGGTATCTTTGGACTTCTCAAGTTATTTGAATCGGGTGGACTAGAGTGGTTGACTCTTGCAAAAGATGCTTTGGTTGGAATTTATGATTGGTTTGTTTTGTTGTTTACTGATCCTAAAGCTGCAATGGTTAAACTCTGGAATGGTATAACTAGTGGAATGTCTTCTTTAGGTCAATGGGTTTTTGATAATGCATTGAAGCCGATTTGGGATTGGTTCTCAAAAACATTTCCTGGCGCAGCAGATGTTATGGAAAAGTTATTCGGTGGTATTGCAACTCTAGCAGGAAACATAGGTGGATGGATTTATGACAATGCAATTAAACCTGTCTGGGAATGGTTTGAACTTCTATTTGATAATCCAATGGAAGCAATTAATCAATTATATGGTGCTGTTGTTGGATTAGGTACATGGGTTTACAATAATGCAATAAAACCATTATGGGATTGGTTTAACACACTGTTTACGAATCCAATGGAAGCTGTAAATCAGTATTTTAAATTTGTTGGTAATATAGGTAAATTTGTTTATGATGAAGCCATTGCTCCTTTATGGGAATGGTTCGGAAATACTTTTCCTGGCGCAAAAGAAAAACTTCTTGAGTTTTGGAATCAGATATTTGTAGAATCTTCTATTGGGTCTTATATTTACAAAACCATGTTGGAACCTCTCTGGACTTGGATTTCTACTCTATTCACAAATCCAACAGAAGGTTTGAATCAACTCTGGACATTCTTCAAAACATTTGATACATGGGTTTATAACACTGTACTAGAGCCTCTTTGGAACTGGTTCTCTGATTTATTTCCAGATGTTGCAGTAAAACTAGAAGCGTTCTGGACTGAACTTACTGGTGGTGGTGACTCTCTTATCGGTCAGATAGGTGGATACTTAACTAAAGCTTGGGAGTGGTTTACAGGTCTATTTGACTTCTCGACATTGGAGACATCAATTGCATCTGCACTGAACTTTGTATTTTTTGTTCCTAATCTCATTGTAGGATTATTGGATGGTGCTTGGACATACCTCAAAGGTCTGTTTGGATTCAAGGAAGACGAATCAAAACCAAAGGAACCATTCAGTGTAGGTAAGTTGATTGTGGATCTAGGTAAAAGTATTTGGGGTTATGTCAAAAGTTTATTTGGATTTGGAGCTGAAGCCGCAGAAGAAGCAGTTCCAGAAGTAGATGATGGTGAATTGAAAAAGATAGGATCTAAGTTTAGTTTAACTGGATTGATTGGAGATATGGTTGACAGTATTGTTGACTTCTTCACGAACCTATTCAATTTTGATGTCGAACAAGTTTTCAAAGATGTATTTGGTGCCCTTGGTGATTTTGGTTCAAAAGCTTATGACTTTTTATTCGGGGGTGATGATGGAGATGAATCAGTTAAAGCAAAAGCTGAAGCAGAAAGTAAGGAAGTAGAAAATGCAACTAGAGCAATGGAACAACTTGCAGAGGGATTTCAAACCGCACAAATAACAGCTCAAACTGCAAATTTAGATAATTTAAATGTTACAACTACAGCAACATTATCACCCGAAAATGTTCAATTGAGTGATACTGCACTTACGACTCTTGCAAAGGCATTGACTACAGGAGAAGGTGGAGTTGGCGCAACAGTTATAAACAACTATTTTGACAACTCCACTGTGACTCAAAGTAACGCTTCTGGTTCAACAACTGTAGCAATGACAAAAGATGCTAAGAACTCAAAAGCGTTAAAGGATGGTTAAGAAGTAGCCAACTTCTCAAAATACGCCATTGTATCAGACGTATCTGTTTTAGTTGGTGTGCCTCCTGAGAACGGAACCTTAGTTTCGTCCGATGGTCCAAATGAATCCTCAACATCTTGAGCGATCTGTTCAGCAGTTCTGTTATCCCTAGAACCACCCAAGACACGTTCCATCTTCTCCTTCAACTCATCATAAGTCTTGAAGTTAGAAGTTTCATGAAACGGCTTCAACTTATGTTCCAAGTTGTACACCTTTTCACGTTCCTCATCATTAGTAAGGAACTCCGATGGTTCTGCGAACTCTGACTTATCATAGTTCCAAAATCCGTCTACCTTTCGGATCTTGAGTTTGAAGTCTGCACCCTTCCACATATCAAATGGATTGATAGGAGTTTCATCACTGAACTCAGGTTGCATGGCTTCCATGACCTTATCAAAGATCTTCTTACCAAACTTATAAAGGAAAACCTTCCCTTCATTCTCTGGTCTTTTCGGATCTGACACCACATAGATGTTGGTGTAGTATGACAGTTTACGTTTCTGTCTACGGGCAGTCTCTTTGTCTGCCTCTGATCCACTATTCCACAAGACACGATTCGCCTCAGAGACAGGATCGTTCTTGTTGATTGTGGTCAGTGAGTTTTCAATGAACCAACCGCCTGGTCCTTGAAATGAATGAGAGAACATCCTAACCCAAGGAATCTCTTCTCCTTCAGGAGCCGGAAGAAATCGAATGACAGCAAACCCATTGCCGGATTTATCCATCTCTGGTTTCCAGAATCGGTCATCGTCAAATGATTTGGTTTCGGGTGAACTCTGTTTGTTATACTCATCTAACAGAGTGTTTAGGTTGGATTGATTTTTAAGTGCAGCAAACGACATATTTTCCTTTCGTATTATCGTATTATTAGTATTAATGTATGAGTGAGAAGGGACCAGCTGGTGATTCCCCCGAGCCCAGGTTCCTCACCTATTATATGGCTCTTCTGGTTACTCCCTGTCTCACTCATATTTAGGTGAAAACAATGATTTCCAACTACAGGGAAACAATGTTTCACAATGTAACGCAATCTTATCTGCAACTTCCTTAGACTCAATCTGAGCATCTGGTGAGCATCTAAGATTACATACCCTAGCAAATGCATAAAGTGTACCAGACCAGTACCACTCTGTCATCATACTTTGAGGAAGTATCATACGTGCTTGTTCTGGAGCAACTCCAGCCTCGATCATCGTATTGTAGTTCTTTAGTGCAATGT